GGTGGCGATAACATTAGTTTCGTAAATGATGGTTATTCAGCAAACGATATAGTTTATTCAATCGTTAAATTAATTGCGGACAAAGCAAAACTTGCTCCATTCCACGTTTATAAAGTAAAGGATGAAAGTTCTGCAAAGAAATACAAAGCGTTAATGAGCCAACCAGATAAGATTGAGAACTGGAAAGATGTTGAAAAGCTACATAAGAAAGCATTTGAACTATATACAAAAGATGCACGATTAAACGAGTTATTAAAATATCCAAATGAGGAAGATACATTTGGCGATTTTGTTGAGGCTTGGTGTACTTTTAAATTAGTTACAGGTAATTCTTTTGTTTACGCAAAGATGATTGAAGGTGGTAATAACGATGGTAAGCCGTATGAAATGTACGTGCTTCCTTCACAATATATGTACGTGTTAGCGGACATTCAAAACTTTCCTCCAACAATTAGCGGTTATCAATTAAATTATGGTCCACTTTGGAACTTTACTAAACAAGAGATATTACAAGATAAATACATAAACTTACAATGGAATACAACTGGCAATCAACTATATGGTCAATCACCATTGATGGCTGCTGCGAGAAACTTGACTCGTTCAAACGAAGCCAAGACTGCGGCGGTTGCTTCATTCCAGAATGGTGGTCCAGCTGGAGTTCTTTTTATGAATGATGAACGCTTTGACCCTATTAGTGGAACACAACAAGCACAAGCACTTAAGAGAGCAGTAAGCGAGAAAGGTGGCTCTGCTAACTTTAATTCAATTGCAGTTAGTGGTTATAAAGTAGATTGGAAACAAATTGGTTTAAGTCCTGTTGAATTAGATATTATTGAAAGTGAAAAATGGGATATGAAAGCACTTTGTAATATTTATGGAGTACCATCTCAATTATTAAATGATGCTGATAACAAGACTTACAACAACCAAAGAGAAGGTGAAAAAGCATTGACTGTTCGTTGTGCAATTCCTTTGTTGGTTGGTATTAGAGATAACTTGAATAGAAAATTACATTCGGATTGGGGATATCGTGGAACTGATATTTATGTTGACTTTGACCCAACTGTTTATGGTGAATTAGAAGCAAACAAAGCAGAACAAGTTGAATGGTTGGATAAGGCTTGGTGGATTGCACCAAAGCAAAAGATGGATATTATGGGATTAGAGATTCCACCTTACATAGATCAAACTGAAATGGAAAAATTATACATCCCTTCAAGTTTACAAAGTCCAGATGAATTTCAACCATTAAATATACCAAATGAATAACGTACAAAAGTTCTTAGAATTAGCTAATGAGTTAATAAGCGAAATAAAGAAAACAACAGGCATCAATCGTAGTGGTATTACACAAGCTGCTTCATTGATAAGTCAAGGCAAAGTAATTAGTTCAAGAACTTGGAATAGACCAAGTGCAAGTGAAGAGAACGCATACATTGAGGAAAACGGAATGGCTGCTTATGGGAAATGGTTTTTAGGCATTGATGCAAACGCAGATATGGATACTAAAGAACATTGGCACTACATTTACACAAGTGATTTTGTAAACGTTGACAGAGCTGGACTTATTGCGATTAGACAAAGAGCAGGTCAACAAGGTCAAACAGATGTATTTAATGCAGCTGGTAAGTTACTTGAAAAATTAGATGCATAATGATCTGGCAAGATTATAGGAAACTATATTTAAACGCAATAAAAACCTATTCGCCAAAGTTCAAGAAAGAACTACAAAGGCAAGTGGATACTTATTGCGATACCCAAGATTTAAACGCTATTAGCGATAAGAAGATAAAAAAGACCATCCAAAACGTTCATATTGCAATGGGCGTTAAGATGGCACAAATTACCGAGAAAAACGTTTCTAAATCGGTTAAAGGTTATTACGGACCAGAGGAATTTAAAAGTAAGCAAACTGACTTGTTTACCTATGTGATGTTGACTTATCTTGAATTAAAAGGATTAGATAATATAGCTGCCGAGATAACACAAACAACAAAAAACCAAATTCAACAATACTTAATCAAGTCGGTTGAGGAAGGTTTGACAATGCAAGAAACAATCAAGCTATTAAGAACGGCTGGTATAACGGACTACCGAGCTGAAATGATAGCAAGAACGGAAACAGGCAGAGCAGCAAACATTGGCTCAATGGTAGGCACGGCTGCAACTGGACTTGTAACTATGAAGGAATGGATAGCAGCGAGGGATAACCGAACAAGGCGAGTGCCACGAGATCAGTTTGACCATTATCATATGGACGGAATAAAAGTACCTTACGATGAAAAATTTAATGTTAAAACTAAGAACGGAGGTTTTGAGCAAATGTTACATCCTTGCGACCCAAGTGGAAGTGCTGGTGATGTTATCAATTGCCGTTGTACGTTAGGCTATGAAGCAGTAAGAGGCGAAGATGGTAAGCCAAAAAGGTTACAGGACAATCCACCTATGGGTGATATGGGATTAGTTTGGAATCTAATAAATAACGTGGCTTTGATGCAAATTTCTAATTTAATAAGAGATTTGTTAGCAGATTAAAAAAAATTAATAACTTTGTTATATGAGTAAGATTGAAAACAAAAGCTACAATGATATGATTTTGGATATAGAGCCAGAATCAAGAACAGTAAAAGCGTGTTGGTCAAGAATTGGAAACGTTGATTTAGATAACGATATTATCGTTGCTGAAGCGTTTACCAAGACTATCAAAGAACGTGGACCAAAGGGCAAAAATATGATTTGGTCTTTAGTAGATCACAAAGCTGATATGGCACACACTTTGGGTAAGCCTAAAGAGTTATACATAGAAGGTGATATGCTTGTTGCGGTTACTGACTTAATAGAAACTGAATGTGGCGAAGATGCAATCAAGTTATATGAAGCTGGTTTAATCAATCAACACTCAATCGGTTTTAGTACGTTAAAGTCGGATGTAAACCAAAAGACTGGTGTTCGTACAATCACTGAATTAAAACTATATGAAGGTTCTGCGGTTCTTTGGGGTGCTAATCCAGAAACACCAACATTGGGATTCAAGGGTGAGTTCAAAGAAACTAAAGAAAATTTATCAATAAGATTAGAAAACTTAATTAAGGCATTTAGAGGTGGTACATTCACAGATGACACCTTTGCTTTAATGGAGATTCAAATAAAACAAATACAAGCCGAGTTATTGGCTTTGGAAATTACTGAAACAATCACTCAACCCGCAGAAGCAGTTGAGCCGACACCAGTGGTAGAAGAAAAGAATAATGAGGAAGTATTAAAGGCAATTAAGCAATTTAACAATCTATTTAAAAAGTAAAAATGGAAAATTTAATCAACGAAATGGCTGAGAACCTTAAAGGTTTTCAAGCTAATGCAGAAGCTCAAATTAAAGAGGTATCTGCACAAGTAACTGTTGTAAAAGACGAGTTACAAAAACAAATTGACTCTCAATTAGCTACACAAAAGAAAGCAGCTAAGAAAGAAGTTAAGTTTATGGATGAAGTTATCTTAGAGAAATTAGATGGTAACTTTGACGCAATGGAAAAGTCTTTAAAGAATAGCGGAAAATTCCGTTTAGACTTATCTGATGTTAAGACAATGACTTTAAGTGGTAACTTAACTGGTGATTCTCAAGCATCTTATGCTCCGAACCCAGCTATCCAACCAGCTCAAAGCATCAACTTTAGAGATTTGATTCCTACAGTAAGAAGCGAAACTGGATTGTATGTTTACTATCGTGAGAATAGCGGTTTGACTAACAACATCGCTGCTCAAACTGAAGGTTCTGATAAAGGTGAGAACAACTACTCTTTGACTGAAGTTAAAGTAGTAAACGATTACTTAGCTGGTTTCTCTACATTCTCTAAGCAAATGTTAAAGTCTTTACCATTTATGACACAGACTTTACCAAGAATGTTACAAAGAGATTTCTTCAAGGCTGAGAACTCTGCATTCTTTACTGCGGTATCTGGTGCTGCAACAGGTTCAACTACAACTGCTGAAACTAACGATTTGTTACAATTAGTAGATTATATCGCTAACCAAAAGACTGCGAACTTTGTTCCTTCTTATGCTTTAGTATCTCAAACGCAAATGGGTCGCTTATTGAAAGCAACTATCGCTGCTGGTTACTATGCTGGTGCTGGTTCAGTTGTTGTTAACCCTAATGGTGGTATCACAATCTGGGGAGTTCCTGTAATTTCTGCATCTTGGGTAACTGATGACAAAGTATTGATCTTTGATTCTGCATACTTAGAGAGAGTTGAAGTTGAAGGATTAGCTATTGAGTTCTCTTATGAGAATGGCGAAAACTTCCAAAAGAACTTAGTAACTGCTCGTATTGAGTGTTACGAAGACATCAACTTAATGTTGACTACATCTGCAATCTTTGCTGATATGGGTAACGTAGGTTAATCTTAAGGATTAGTAAATAATAACCCTCACCAATTCGGTGGGGGTTTTTTATTGGAATAAATTAAGTAATTTTGTAAAAAAAGGATATGTCTTATTCTAATTATATTAATGACTTTAGTGCCGTTCCTATCGCACCAATAACAGAACCAGTTACTTTAGCAGAGGCGAAATTGTATTGCCGTGTTACTACAAGTGCTGAAGATACTTTGATTACGTTAATGATTACACAAGCAAGAGAAGCTATTGAAGTGGCAACAGGATTGAGTTTGATACCAAAAGACATAACTACTTACTTTAACAATGTGAGTGGTAATTTTGACATTCCATTTGGACCAGTTGACATTGATACGTTTGAGTTGTTTGATATGGAGCAAGATGCTTTAGAGATTACAACACCTAACTTACAATTAATAGGCAATGAGTTCCCTAAATTAGTTTCACCAAGATATGCCAATTTAAAGGCTACTTATGAGGCTGGTTACACAACTATCCCTAAAGACCTTAAATTAGCCATATTAGATCAAATTAGCTACGATTACGAGAATAGAGGCTTAGATGGTGATTCTGGTATTTGTGAGAAATCGTGGAAAGCGTGTCAAAGATGGACAAGAATAAGCCCAATTTTATAATATGAAGTTAGGAAAAGCGAAAGCAAACTACGTTGATGCCAACACGATGACCCGTGAGGTTGGAATCTATGCTCCAACAAGGACAAGTGATGGTCAAGGTGGATACACAACCACATTTGCCTTACAAAGCACAGTTTGGGGTGATTTAAGACCAGATAATCAAAATCGTGCAATAGATGACTTGGAATTGCAATTTGACCAAAGGAATAGGCTCTATATTCGTTTTGGGGTTAACATAAACGATTCCTACGAGGTTGATGTTGAAGGTTCAAGATACACAATACATTCCATTAAGAACGTAGAGAACCAAAATAGGTTCTTGGAGTTAATAATTTACAAGTAATGGCATTTAGCGTTAACTTAAATGGACTAAAAGACATTCAAGATGCTTTAAAGAACATTGATGGGAAATTAAAGCAAGATGTTGGGGATGAGATTAACGCTTCGGCTTTAAAGATATTAACCGATGCCAAAAGACTTGCACCTGTCAATTTCGGACAATTAAGGAATCAAATAGCTTTAGTACAAGAAAGCCAATTAACATTTGGGGTTGAATCAAAGGCATCTTATTCGCCATATGTAGAATTTGGTACTGGTCCACAAGTAAATGTTCCAGCTGACTTTACATCCTATGCAGCACAATTTAAAGGTCAAAAAGGCGGTAAGTTTAAGGACTTTGTTGATGCTTTGACTTTGTGGGTTAAGCGAAAAGGTATTGGCGATGGCAAAAATGATAGAGGATTAGCTTATGTTATTGCAAGGAGTATATTACAAAAAGGGATGCGACCTCAACCTTTTTTAATACCTTCGTATGAAACGGAAAAGCCAAAATTAATACAAAGACTAAAAAAATTGTTAGATGTTAAATCCTAATATAGAAATAAAAAAGTGGTTTTATACTAACTTGACAAGTGCGAGTGGATTAGTCGTTTACGATGGTTTTGCTCCAGAAGGTGCAGGTGATGAGTATATTGTAATGACAGGTAGAACATCAAGCCAAGATCAAGGCAAAGCTGGATATACAAATAGTATTTCAATCGTAGTTGATATTATTACAAAAAATGCTAACTTTGGTTATAAACGTGCTGAAGCAATAAGCGATTTAATATTAGAAGATATAAACTCGGATACAACAATAACCTTATCAAATGGTTTTGGTGCATCAAGTTTAAGTGTAGAAAGTATTAGAAATTTAGATGGCTTAAATCCTTTAGATAACGTTTTTAGAGTATTGATAACTTATAACATAATAATAACTCAAATTTAAAATTAAATAAAATGGCAGAAACAAAAGTAAGCGGTAGAGATTATATCCTCTTAGCTGACATAAACAATGATGGAACATTCAAGCCTGTTGCTTGTTTGACTACAAACTCTTTAACATCAACTAATGACACAATAGATGCAACTTCTAAGTGTGGCAACGAGTACACTCCAGCACCTTCTTTTTCTCAATCTTTTGATTGTGAAGGTTTTGCAATTGATGAAACAGGTACACCATCTAAAGATAGCTACCAACAATTATATGCTGCTCATGCTGCTAAAACTTTATTCGCAATTAAGATGGGTAAAGCAACTCCAGCTGCAGGTGATATTACTTATGGTGGTGCTGGTTCTTTAGTGTTTATTAGCGATTTCGGTGTAACTGCAGATGATAAAGATGATGTTAAATTTACTGCAACTTTCGTAGTAAGTGTTCCTCCTATTGCACAAACTGAAACTGTATAATAAATAAAAAACTATGTACGAATTAAAGACTGACAACAACACAATCCACCTAAAGTGGGGAACTTGGGCTATGAAAAGGTTTTGCGAATTAGAGAATAAAAATCTAATGCAGCTAATTGAGGTTTTATCTGGAGGGGTTTATGACTTAGATACAATCGTTCATATTGTAC